AAATACTGGCACAACTCCAGTATTTACAGTTATCGCACTACCACTTAAAGGGATTGTTCCATTTGTTAATTTATAACCCCCTAAAGTAGTTGCAGTCGCACTTCCAATTAATCCAAATATACTTTTATTATTTACAATATTACTTGCTATAAAATTAGCATCATCAACATAAGATGCCACACTTCCATCGTAATATCCATATTGTGGTCTAACATATATTCTACCTGCTCCTGTACCTGCAATACTATTAGCTGGACTATCTGCTCCACTGTGATTCGGCATATTTACACTTATCAAACTACCATTTGCATATCCTGATGCTCCTGATAACATGTAGCCAGTTGCCAAGTTTGCACCTGCTGTATCTACTACGCTTGGTTTACCTTGTACACCAAATATGTTAACTCCTGATTTTATATTAGCTGATATTAAATCCGCATCTCCGAATACATACCCATTTCCATTATGATACCCTAAAGGGATTACTTGGTTGACTGTGCTAGGAGTTATTGTAATTGCTCCTTTATTTGGCATTGTCCCAGTTAAACCATTGTCCATCTCTGTACTAAACATATCTCCAGCTAGTACATGTGAGGCTATTGTATCTCCTTCTGCACTAGCTTTGATAAAAAAACAATCACCACTTAAGTTATACCAAACTGTATAAGCCTTCCCAGCTATTAAATTAGGTGAGACTGTTGTACTTGGTTTATATAATTTCTTTCCATTTATAGTTGTAGCAGCTCCACTATTATTAGCACTTGCTATAAAATCCTTAGCCAATCCATTTGTTAACGCTGACAATGTTAGTGTTATTGTATTCCCTGTTCCTCCTGCTACTTCAAATATAGAATCACTTCCGGATGTATTTATTGCTGCTTTTTCTGCTACTGTAACGAACATATGAGATTCGTCTTCTTGTATCATAGCTGATGGAAGAGTTTTAGGAAGTTCATAATAATTTGAATTATCTTGAATACTAGCTAATTTAGCTTTCTCTTGAGTGCTATAATCTTCAGTACTTAATTGTTTTCCTATAATCTTATCAACTTTATTATTTAGTAAATTTATAATTGTAGTAGAAAAGTTAGGATCATCACCTAAAGCTTTAGCTATTTCATTTAAAGTGTCTAATGTTCCTGGAGCACTATCGATTAAGTCATTAAATTTCTGCATTATTTCACTTTTATTAAATGTTTCAGATTTTTCATATTTATTATCTTCAACATTTTTTATTCTAGCTTCAGCATTTGAAACTCTTGTATTATTAGATTCAATGTAAGTGTTAGTTTCTTTCTGAGTCATTAAAAGTTCATTTTGAACATTATTAATATCTTCAGCTTCAACTTGATCTCCAACAGTTTCATACGTTATATATACTTTATCAGCATTGGCCAATATCTTTATATTGTATTTCCATGGCGTTTCGGAAGGTGTAGATAAGAAATAATTTGTTATCTTTTCTCCTGTTAGCATACGCCCAGTATAAATATTAAGAGTTTTTTTATTTATATTGTCATGTGCTAATGGTGCATCATATAAGTTGTTGGTTAATGTAATTTCTTCTTCAACAGTATATATATTACCTTCAAGTTTATTAAATTTTTCATTAAACTTACTTATTTCCATTAAGATATCACCCCAAACTCAACAGTTCCAACTACTGCAATTTCTTCATCCGCTAAAGATATATTGCTAGTTAACCCATTTATTTTTAAATCAGAATAATCTACAACACCACTTGTATCAAAAAGTATATTCCCAACCCTATTAATACTTATATATGTAGCTTCAAATGCAACACTTTCTAAATGTTTTCTAAGCAATTGTGTAAATTCTGCTTGAATTTGAGCAATATTAAATCCTGATGCTACGTTTATGTTTGCTGTAACATTAATAGTTTTTTCGACAGCACTTACAACAGTAACAGTTGCACCTATCGGTTGCTCTACTTTTATATGACTATCAACTGTTTGTATAAGTTCAGGTGTTGCTGCTCTTTTATTACTATTTGCAATAACAACTTTTACAGTTCCATTTCCAGCCCATAATGGATATACTTTAGCACTTCCGCAACCATCAACTTCTAAAGCCCAATTTAAATAATGATACTTATTTCCACTGGTTGCAGGTGTCCTTACTTTTAATAAAAATCTTTCATATAATGCTTCAGTTGTTTCTTTATCAGTTGCACCATTGTAAGCAGCTTTATTAGTAATACTAAAAATACCACTATACTTTATTGGTAGATAATTTATTTCATCAGCATTTACATTGTATTGCGCCCCTGTTTTTTCTGCCTTTACCTTTACAGTGCCAATTCCATTAACATCTAATACTAAATCAGTTTCAGTTGTGTATAATCTATTATCTTTAGTCCCGACTATACTACTACCACTAAATATTGCGTTTGGAGCTCCATTAACAGTAATCTCTATTTCTGCAAAAGTTGCTTCTTTTCTCTTTAAACCAACTTCTTCTGCTTTTAAATCCATATAAGAAGAGTATCCACTTTCCACAGCTGTTTTAGCAAATACTTTTTTCGTAGCTTCATCTAAATTTAATAGAGATTCTGATAATTTCATACATATTGGCATACATGCATTGTATAACAAACCTCCTTTGTTTGTACTTGTAGCAGTATACCCCAAGAACATTTCGGAATAAATATCTTCTGCGCTTTTATAATAAGCCACCCTAACACCTCCTATTCTATTGGAACATAGATACTATCTTGATAGCTTCCATATATACTTTCCATTGTATAATTTATTGAATATGCACTTTTTTCTAATAATGTTGAAAAATTATTAATTCCAATAATATATGCCCCATCTACTAAACAATCAATTATCATTTGATTTGCAAAAGCATCACCATACGATTTTCCTTTACCTACGAGCTTATGAAATTGACTTCCAAAGTTTGGCCCATAGATAAAATATCCTTCATTATTATCATTATCTAATTTAGGCGTATGAATTTTTCGCCACGCTTGTACAATTACGGCATCTAATCCTTCAACAATGATGGCATTTTTATTTGGATCATATAATAATTCACCTGTCTTTAGATCTATAGCATAATCTTTTAATAGTGGAATTTCTTTGTCTTGAGTTTTCTTTACTGAATTGCTATAAAAATCCTCTGGAAACAAACTCACTATTCAACCACCTCCATCACAACATATTTTTGATATGTTTTTCCAACCTCGTTATATTCAATCCCATAACAAGCCACTGAAGCATTAACTTTTAATTTACTTTCATGATGAATATTAGCTATTGTATTGCTATAATTATCATTTGTACTAGTGGTAATATTAACAGATTCATCCCATGACAATAGATAGGGATTTATATATAAATTATTTGTATACAAAGGAAGGCCCTCAATCTCAATGATTAAAGGGTCTAACGAAACAACTCTGCCAATTTCAAAAGGATCATCTATTTTATTTTTATCTCTATGTTTTTCTATTTCATCCCAAAATATATCCCCAGGTGTTTTTGCCATACAAATCCCTCCTATCCTAGAGCTTTTTTAGATTTCAAAATACTATAAGCCTTTAAAACCTTACTTGAATAAAATTTCTTTTCACTTGGATTCCAAGTTGGATTATGACTTTTTACATAATCATATAATGCATCTCCAAGCTGCTTAACTGTAACAGTAGACATATTATATCCATTTTGTTTACAAGCCTGTTCAACTGTCCCTTCACCTGAATTGTAAGCTGAAAGTATTACATGAACTTGTATACCAACGGCACTTCTTTTTTGATTATATTCTTTTAATCCCTGTTCGATGTTTGTTGCTGGGTCACTTGAACCTCCACTAATTTGCATTAAGCCTGAATATGATCCTCCAGCATTTGGATTCCCTTCGCTTTCTATTGCTATAATTGCAGCAGTTAAATATGAATCAATACCTGCAGCATTTGATTTACTTGTTATGATATTCTTGTATCCATGCTTATTCATATTAACTATAAATGTACTACAATTACTTTCAACAGCACCTAAATACATTGCATAATCACTTGGAATACTATCATCTTTTATATTAGTTGTTACTATCTCCTTTATAACTCTCCTTACTGCATAGATATCATTCCTTGTAACATCAACAGTTTTAACAACATCACCAGTTTTTGGTGCATGAATCATCTTATTACCACCTATATAAACACTTACATGACCTGGGTATGGTGGGCTAGCATACCAAAATAATAAATCCCCTGGGTTCCATTCAGCTTTGTTATCTTTGTCAATTGAGGTCCCTTGCTTGCATTGTTCATATGTAGTTCTACCAAGTGTAAGTCCTAATTCGTCTTTGAATTGGTTATAGCAATATTGGACTAAACTGCTACAATCAAAAGTATCGGGTCCTGTTGCTCCATAAACATAGTCTTTACCTTCTTGTTGCCTCAATAAACCATAAATTTTCTTCCATAAGTCACTTCCATCCGTTGAACCAGTTGAATCTTCTTCGTCATCTAAATCATTCCATTCTACTTCATCCATAACTCTACTTGGTGTCAATGTAAGCTTACTTACAAACAAGCTATCACTTTTCCATTCATGAGAAACCTCTTTTATATACATAAAACAATCTTCGTGTCCTTTTAAAAAAGGCGCAATTAAATGGACTCCAAACCCAACTCTATAGTTTACATCTCCAATGCATTCGACTTCTATAGTTTCTTTAGGTTTGCAGTTCTCGTTTAATATTCTTCTAGCTTTTAGTAATGGATCTTCTTTTTTAGATTTAATAATTATATCTTGAATAATTCCATATTTTTTTATAATGCTACTTGGAGCACTCATTGTATTATTAACTGTTTCAGCTTGTTCGCCTGTATCGGTTGTAATATTGTTTAATTTTAATAACTCATTTACTTTTGTTGTTCCTAAAGCCTGCGCCTCAGCAATACTCATATTTTCAATTTTACTCATTTCCATTATCCTCACTATCATCTCCACTGGATTCACCAGTTTCTATGTCTACGGGATTACCTTTACTGTCAAATAACTGTATTCTAGTTATCATATCAGTCATGTCATTTTTATAAGATAAAGAAATCATAGTTCCATCTGGATTTGTTAAAGATGGGTCAGAACATGGTTTTATTACTTGTTTACTTGAATACTTATCACATGGCATTAGATTTACATTTCCTTCTATATCCATAAACATATAATAAAATGTGCCATACTGCGTGTGTAGCTCAGTGGCTATCATCATGCATGCATCGTAAGCACTTTTATTTTTAATAAGATGATTTATATTAACTTTGGCACCTTCACTTTCAGAGCCTCCCAGAATACCATTTTTACTATATGGTATTTCTAAATCATCAAATATCTTGCAAATAGCATCATAAGCACTTATATCACTAAAATTGTGAACAACTTTGCTTTTAGTGATATGCCAAATATAATCATAGCAAGTAAGATCTAATTGCTCTTCATCAGCCTTTAATTCAGATGTATTTACTTTGCCTCTAAATATACAAGTGTCATTACTGTACAACTCTAATTTTTGTCCAGGTGCCACATAAGGTGAAGGAAATGAAGTACTGTAAATAGCATATGCTAATGTTATGTTTACTTGCTGCGCTGGCTTATCTAAAGAGCAAGTATATTTTACAGAAACCAACAAATCACTGATATCTACCATTATTCCATTATCATTGTAAACAAACACATTAACCAAATAAATCACCTACCTTATTTTATAGCCTGTTCCTGCTTTAATTTCAGGAGCACTTAAATTATTTAAAGACATTATTGTTTTATAATATTCGGATCTTCCATATATCTTTTTAGCCATATCAAGAATAGTCTCACCTTGACTTGGATAATAAGTATTGGACGAATAATTTGTTGTCCCATTTTCACCATTAGATAGATTTACCACTTTGTATTCTTGAAACTGAATTTCATAGTATATATTCCCTATGAAATCTTTTCGGCCAAATTTAAAATCTTTGATTTGGCAATTATAATAATTTCCCCAGGTTTTAAACATAAACACCAATGGAGTTTCGTTGTTTTTCCATGCAAATAACGTATTGCAATAATACTCATAAGGGTCTTTTAAATCTGCTTTTCTAACAAAAGGATAGTTACTATCTAAGGCAGGAAAAAAGCTTGCTACGCTCCAATTTGCCAACTTTCTATTTATCTTTACTGGCAATTCACCATAGTTCATTAATTTTATCGTAACAGCATCTGAACTTTCATTGAACATTAGATCACTTGGTGATACTGGCAATAAAATAACTCTATTCTCAACAGAAGTACTTTCATCGGTGTTATCTATCATTGTTTGCATATTATTATAATTAGATAATGTGGTTATTCTTATCAAAGATGAAAATTGTCCCATCGTAATACCATTTGCCAATATACCACCTACTTTCTGTTTGCTGCTGCTTCTTTAATTGATTTCATAATTTCGTCAAAATTATTTGCCTGTATACTATGAATTGTTATATTGTATTTAGCTAAATCATCACTACTTATAAGATCTTTTATTGATTGTTTTTGTTCACTATTTAAATTAGCGTTTTTATCTATTGCAGTACTTGCATTTGCATCTGTTAGGAAAAACTTATCGTTATATTCCGAAGCTGACTCCTTAGTATAAATATTATTCCCTGATAATCCTTGAATAGTATAAAAAAGCTTGGTACTCCAATCATCATCCATAGCACCTTCTTCGTTTTTGTTGTTTCCAAAAGCATTATACCCCCAATCTACTGTACCTTTAAATTTATCAAAACCAGCCGTCCAATAATTACCTTGTGCTATATCGGCACCAACTTTAAATTCAGTTGTTTTATCAATAGCTTCGTTTGTAACTACTTTATCAACAACTAAAGGTAAAGCTTCTATTAATTTGTCTAATTCGCCACTAGAAACAAATTTATCAATCATTTTCGCTAATGAATCACCGATCTTTGCAATTGCACTAGCAACCTTTTCTATTGTTTCTGGTGTTACTGCCTTGTTAAATGCATTACCTATTGAAGCAAATGCATCACCAAAGGATTTCCCTACTTTTTGCAGTGAATCTATGGTTCCTTTATCATCTAATTTATTTTTTAGATTATCAACCATTTTACCAACAGCTGAGAATACTCCACCATCTTTTGAAGTACCATCTCCAATATCAATTCCCATGATTTCTGCTTTTCTTAATTCCCATATATTGCCTAATCTTTCAAGTTTGCCTTGAAGTGTTTTAGCATAAGTTTCTGCATAACCATTCACATGAGATTTTTCTATATAATCAGTAAGTAAGTTAAAATATTTCTGAGGGTTGTCTGCTGTACCTTTTTTGCTTAAGGCCCCTTTTAATTCCTTGTATTCCTTTGGGTCGCTTTTTTTTAAACCATCATAGAATTTTTTTAGATTCCTATTATTAATTCCATACATTTGAAGCATCATGACCCTACCTTCTACAGCTTCTTTAACTGCAAGACCAATATGATCTGTACTTACTTCTGGTCTACTTCCAGCAACATCCACTAATTTTTCTAGTTGTTTTTGGGATGGTGTTATTCCTAGCGAACCTAATTTTGATGAAATTTCTATTAGGTCACGCTCACCTGCAAATGTCTTTTGGGTTACATTAGTAGCATTTTGATATGCCTCAAGTCCTTTTTCTTCACCGCCATAAAATAGATTAAGCTTCATTCTGCCAGTTTCAAAACCCATTGATTCCTGAATAGCATCCTTGATTCCTTCTGCTGAAAATAGATTATCTGACACTTTATTTAATATATCAAATCCCTGTTCCATAAAGTTATTGAGTGTTTTCATTACTGTAATACCTGCTGTAATACCAGCACCAATAAGTCCTAATTTACCTATTACTCCGCCAATACCACTTTGTAAAAAGCTTTGTACAAAATCCTTTAATGAGTCAGAACTACTTCCTTCACTTGAACTTCCGCCTCTCGGAGTTGGAGGATTTACACTGTCTCCAGCAGAATAAGCACCTTTAATTGCTTCTCCCAATTTACCATATCTCTGTATAAGTCCATCTATATTTTTTTCTTGATTTTGTCTAACTTTATTGGCTGCATTATTTATTGTATTAGCAGTTTTATTCTCATTTGTCGCAAACTTACTTGCAATCTTTTCTAGATTAGAGAAAGTCTGATTCATGCTATTTTCTATCTTTCGATTACTATTTATAATTCCATCTGCAAACTTTTTATATCTGTTTTCAGCACCCAGAATCTGATTAGCAAATTTATCTAAAGGACTGGAAAAGGCATCTTCTATAGACAACCTTCCACCTAGAATATCTTCTGCCACTTAGCTCCCTCCTTTAATCACTTTTCTTAATAAATGGATTAGCCATTCGTCCTGTAAGCTTAGCTAATGCGATTTGATTATCAGTATCTTGTTTTTTCATTATTAGCATACTAGCAATCATAGTTGTTTTACCTAGTTCAGATAAATTACATAATTCTTCTAAGGTATGTCCATAATGAAGATAATGAGCAATCATATAAAGTTCAATATCAATGTGTTCACCATCTTCGGACATTATTAGTTTTTTAGATCATCTATCTCTTTTAGTAAAATTTCTCCTGGTTTTAATTCACTTAATCCATTAAGCTCCATTATTATTTCTGATACTGCAAGCAACTCATTTTCTCGTGGAAACAATCTTTTTACTATTCTATGAGAATCAGTTTTGCACCCATAGGCTTCTAATATCTTAGAGTCTTGTAAAAAGTCAATACTAAGATAAATCATATTTTGAATTCCAACTTCATAGTTACCTTTCATTTTTGCTCTGGCATCTGCTAAATCACCTTTTGATAATTCATGTGCTATTAATGATCCCCCGAGTTTTTTACAATATATTTTACACACATGCTTTTTTGTTGCCTGTTCTCTCAATTCATCTTTTTTAGCTATGATATCTTCAATTGTTAACACATAATCTTCTACTTTTACCTCTTTATTTTCTATTGCTAAATCTTTATTCATTATAATCATCCTTTCAAATTAAAATTAGGCAGCAAACTATTTGCTACCCCAATCTTCGCCATCATCTATCGTATTAGTGAAGTTTGAATTCTCAATCATGAATCCTGCTTCAAAACTATCTTCAGCAAAATCATTTTCACTTGCTAACTTCATTAATGTTGTTTTTCCTTTGATCCATGCACCTGTAATGGCAATGCTTTCTTCTTCTTTTCCATCTGGGGTATAATTTGTTCCTTCAAAATCGAAAACAAAATTTTGTAAATTCTTTGCTGCTTCAAGAATTGCTGGCTTGAATCTACTATAAACTTTGTTTATTTTAAATGCTATTGTACATTTATAACTCATAGTTACTTCCGCATCCGTTGCACTGTTCATTAGTGGTAAATTTTTAGTTGTAGGCTCAATAGTTACTTCGCATTCTTTTAATTCTGATAACTCTATACCATTAATCTTCATATATCCTTTATTTGTTCTAACGACATCATATGGATTTGTTTTTGGCATTCAACATCACACTCCTTTCTAAGTTTCGTAATTAAGATTAATACTGATATCCTCAATAGTATCCATGCAATATAAAGTAACTTTTATAAATACGTTACTTCCTAATTTAGACTTTAGAATGTCTTCGTCCTTCATATTATCAGTATCAGTGCCTTTAAACTCCAAATATGCTTTAGTGGCTTCAACATCCAATTCGGCAAAAGATACTTCATCATTGCTTAAATAGCCATCTGTAGATAATGTTCTTAAATAAGAATTTAAATCATTAATTAAAGTTTTTCTGTTTTTATAGGAGTTTCCATACTTTCCAATATAACTTGCTTCAAATATTTCTTTCATATCTGATTTAGTTAAATCAATTACTTCAACAATTCTGATTTTACTTATTGCTTCAGATTGATTTGCAGGTATAGTTTGAATTGAGTTTACGCCTCTAGAATAAACAATGTTTTTACCATTGTTATAAAGAAACAATTCACCTTTTCCAACCGAATCATTATTATCAACTTTTACATCGCAACTAGCTACATTTCTAGCAGTATGATTTGTTATAGATTCATTTGCACCTAATGTACACAGCTGTGCTGCAACTTGCATTGCATAAACATCTGGATCAATATCTCCTAAATTACTAGCAGTGAAATCAACAATTCCTTCAGTATCAGGAGCATAATTATAAAGAACACCTTTTAATGGGTAATCCTCGTCCTTTCTTTGCGATTTAATAAAATCTGTCACTTTTTTCTTATCGGCATCTGATGTTATTTGTGGTACTGCTAACCAACCATTTTCATTCACTTTGTTAAGTAAAGACAATGTTGCATCTAAAGATCTTGTTATCCCCTCAGTATCATGTCCAACTGCAACTATTAAACTTTTAATTCCATAG